TCATGCACACAGGAGGCCGCTAAATGTCCTACGCAACGCTCTCTGAGTTCAAGGCTGCTGTCGGCATTACCGACACGACGGATGACGCTGCGCTTCAGTCGGTGCTCGACGCAACCGACACCCTGATTGATCTCTACTGCGACCGTAAGACTGGCTTTGGCACCGCGTCCGAGACGCGCTACTACACGGCTGAGGACTGGGAGTATGTGCTGACCGATGATCTCGTCAGCGTCACCACGCTCCAGACTGACGATGATGCCAACGGAACCTACGAGACCACCTGGACTTCTGGCACCGACTATGTGCTGGCTCCGCGCAATGCTGCGCTGGATGGCTTCCCCTACACCGAGATCGACACGAGCGTCACATGGCCGCGCAACTTCCCTAAGGATGTCTATCTCGGCGTGAAGGTGGTCGGCGTGTTCGGCTTCCCATCGGTACCGGCTGCGGTCAAGCAGGCGGAGATCATTCAGGCTGGCGCTGTCTGGAACAGCCGCACCGCGCCATTCGGCGTGATCGGATCGGCTGACCTTGGCGGCATCCTCCGCATGAGCCGCGCCCTGCACCCAGAGGCTGCACTCATCCTTGAGCCGTATCGGAAGCGCAACGGCTTGGCGCGATGACCGACCTGACCATCCTCGATGCCATTGCAGCTCGCCTGACGGCGCTCACACCGCCAACTGGCTACTCACTTCGCAAGGCATACGCCACGCCTCCTGAGTCTCTGCCGGTCGTACCCTGCGCGGTGCTCTTCCCAGGTAACGACCAGATCACGGTCGGCAATGGCAACCGCACCACGGTGCTGACCGTCAATGTCGTGGTCTACCTGCTACCAATCCCACGGATGGATGACAAGTACCGAGACCTTTACACTTGGCGCGCGTGGCTCCGCACCGCATTCGATGGAGCGGTCACCATTAGTGGAAACGCCGTTCAGGTGGCAGTCACTGGTACTACACTCGGCACAGATACATATGCCGATCAGGACTACCTGACGGTTCAGGCACAAGCGGAAGTCACGGTCTATGACACCGTGGCGTTCACCGCGTAGAGCAAGGAGATCGAGAGATGGCAACTTACGGCGCAAAGGCTCTGACGCGAATCGCTACTGCGTCGCAGGCCGCTTTCGGCACGGCCGCCTCCATGGGCACCGCCGTCGGCGAGGTTCTCTTCAATGAGACCGTCGGCGCTCTTGACTTGGGCGTTACGGTTGATCTTGGCGAGACGGTATCAGTTGGTCGCCGCACCGCGATCCAGGCGAGCCAGCCAGTCATCACCGGACGCGCACCAGTCCTCACCATTGCTGAGGGTCCTGCATCGCTCCGCACCCTGCCACTCGTCCTTGATGCAATCGGCGCGAGCACCTCAGGCACGGCTTCGCCGTACTCGTGGACTTGGTCGCCAACGCAGACCGATGTCGACACGCTCGTGTTCTACTCCTTCCTTGTGACTGACGGCGTGCAGAAGTATCTCGTCCGAGATGCAGCGCCAACCGAGATTACCTTCTCGGCGGACGCAGCAGGCTTGCTTCAGATGGGAGCAACCTTTGCCGCAACCACGGTGGAGTCATCGGCACTCGCCTTCCCTAACGCGATCCCTGCCAACCCAATGATGGCTGGGCGCTTGATGAAGTTGAGCACCGACACCAACTTCCCTGACAAGACCGGCACAGGGGCGACCGACTTCGCGTCGATCTACAACTTCAACCTGTCCATCCAGACTGGCGTAGGGATGATCACGGCGCTTGACGGCAGCCTCACGGCAGCCACCGCAGCGCTTACTGGCGTGCTTGATGCAACGCTCACCTTCACGGTAGCGAGCAACTCGGCAGCCACGACGAGCTTCCCAATCACCGACATCGCCACGCAGAAGTATCTGCGCCTATACGGCACAACTGCCGATAACTTCGGCGTGTGGATTCTCGGCTCATGGGAGATCGAGAATGTTGTTCCGCTCTCATCGGAGAACGAAGGCGTGGTGGTCAATGAGGTCACCTGCCGACTGGCGTTCGACACGGCCTCAGGCAAGTCGCTTGAGATCATCGTGGATTCGCCACTGGCAACAGCGCCGTAAAGAGCAGCGCCTAGGGCGCTAGGAGGAGGGTCAATATGGCAGAGAATCGCACCATCGTTCTTGATGGCGACTTTGCAGGATGGAAGGCTGAGATCAGGTCAGGAGTATCCGCAAGGATTCTGCTTGACCTCCAGTCATCAATCCCATCCAGGGTTCTACCAGCGTTCGCTTCGCTGGTTGTATCGCACGACTTCAAGGGTCTCAACGGCGAAGAGATCGATGACATCCTTGACGCACCGGTGGAGGCACTCACTGCGCTGATGGAGCAGTGGGCGAAGGGGAACCAACTGGACCCCAAGTAAGGCTCGCTGCGCGGCGCATGGCACACGGACAAGCAATCGTGCCACCGCCAGAAATCATCTTCTCGATCTTGGCTGAGAAATACGGAATGTGGCCAGACGATGTGGCGAGCCGACCAATAGAGCAGGTGCTTGCAGCGTGGGAACTCCACGCAGAGATGCAGCCGAAAGGTAAGTAAGTGGCAGTCAACGGTCTAGAGCTTGAGATCCAAGGCGATGTCCGCAAGCAGACCGACGCGCTTCAGAAGGTGTTTCTTGAGACGCTTGGCTGGAAGGGCATTCGCAAGCTAGAGCAGTTCGCCACCGTCAACGCTGCTCGCGCTCTTGCACCTCATGTCAGGGCTGCGGCACCAACTGACTCCAAGCAACTCGCCAAGAGTGTGCGTGGACGCAAGTCCAAGATCACCAAGCCAGGCGCAATCGTTGGTCCGGTTGGTGGCAAGAAGGGCGCGTACTATTCGTGGATGGTCGTGAAGGGTACTCGCGCCCACCGCATCCCTAAACTCACAGGCGGACAGCAAGCAGGTCAGGCAGTCAATCGTGCACTTGATCGGCTGGGCGCAGGGCACTCGATCTTCGGACCGACACCTGGATTCCTGCATCCTGGAGTTCGTGGCGATAACTTCGTGATTGAGACGGTTGCCGCTAAGATCCAAGTAGGCAAGGATGCCATGGCCGCAACGATTGTCTTACTGCTCACCGATACAGCAAAGCGCAATCAGGTGCTCGGTCTAGAAACCTCCTACAAGAACAAGACCGCAGCTCGCTGGCAGTCAGAACCATGGGGTCGCTACTGGAAGGATGCCGACTACCTTGAGACGGTATTCGGTTCCAACCAGAAAGGCACTCGCCCTAGGGGAACTGTTGTGACCAAGGGAACGGTTGACGGCGCACTAATGAAGCGCACCATTATGGGAATCAAGGCAGCAAGGTAGGAATGAAGAATGGCTAATGTCGCAGTAAACGCAACGATCAGCGCACGAGACGCTGCGTCCGGCAATATCAACAAGGTCAACAAAAGCCTGAAGGCTCTCCAGTTTGGCTTTGCCGCAGCAGGTATCGCCGCCGCCGCTCTTGCCAAGTTTGCGTTCGATGCAGTCAAGGCAGCAGCAGAAGACGAGATGTCCAATGCGCGCCTTAACGCTGCACTCAAGGCACGCGGATTCCTGACTGACGATCTTGCCGCCAAGGTCAAAGATCAGACGGCAGCGATGGCTGCGCTCGGCATTACCGATGACCAGGTACGAGCCGGTATCGAGGTAGGGTCACGATTCTTTGCCGACCAGACCACCATCCTACAGGCGAACAGTGTTGCCGCCGATGTGGCCGCAGTCACTGGCGCTTCGCTAGCAGATGTCGTTGAGTCAATCGGCAAAGGCGCGCAGGGTCAGCTCAAGGGTCTCCGCGCGCTCGGCGTGCAGGTCAATAAGGGCGCTACGGCACAGGAGATTCTGTCCGCTATCTCGGCAAAGTATTCAGGCATCGCCGATGAGATCGCCAATACGACAGGCGGCAAGTATCTCGCGGCACAGGTCAACATCAACGAGAAGATGGAAGAGTTTGGCTACAAGCTTCTACCAGCGGTGAATGGCGCACTGGAGTTTATGACCGACACCGTATTGCCAGCCCTAGAAACGCAACTGGGGTTGATTGGCACGACACTCGACAATACCGTTGACAATCACTTTGATCCGTTCAAGGAGTCGGTGGCTGAGTTCTCTCAACTCTTCGGCGGCGGTGGAGAAGGATTGGTTGAGTTTGGCAATGAGCGCTATTGGAGTAACTTCTTTAAGCCACTCAACGATGCACTTGATAAAGCCAAGGTTGCTATTGACTTGTTCAATGAGGCATACAAGTTCTTCTTGCAACTTACAGGTCAGAGCATCCCAGTACCGATCACCAGTACCGCACCTGGCTATACCGTTGATCCAAACACCGGTCGACAGATTCCTACTACAGGTGGCGCTGGTACAAGCATTACCACCACTGTCAACATCGGCACCCAGAAGGTAGATACGGTCATCTCGCAAGCGCTCCGCCGAATCAATCCTGGCGGTCGTGGTGGCAATCAGTAAATGGCCAACCCATTCAGCCTGATCATTGCTGGTGTAGATAGCGGCGCGAACCTGCTTGATCTCCCAGCGCCGACGGCAACGACCACGCCGTATGTCGAGCTTGGCTCACTGAGCCTGACACTCTCGGCAGACGGCTCGCCTGGAGCAATGAACTTCACCGTCATTGAGCCAAAGACTCCGAGCGGCAATGCACCATGGTGGCGCTCAGGAGCGGTCTACGACAATGCGCGCGTGCAGTTCTTTGACAGTCGCTACAGCGCCAGCACGCCACTCTTCCTTGGCTATATCAGCAACATCCAAGGCGAACTACTAGAGAACGGCGTAGGCACACGAGCAACCGTGCAAGTGACTGGGGCAACCGGCTGGCTCCAGCAGACCATCATCCGCAACGGCAAGACTGGAATCCGCGCCACTTCTTTCGTGGACTCGTTCACGCTCGGCACCAGCACCAGCACCGACCGCGACATCATCAATGGGTTGCTGGCTCGCGTACACGCACAGGTAAACGATGCGACCACGCGGCAGATCCTAGACACCTCAGTCATCAGCGGCTCTACGCGCGCGATCTACACAGGCACGGCACAGGTCATCGGAAAGCAGACCTTCAAGGCGACCACACTTCAGAGCGCACTTGATAGCGTGGCAGAAGAGGCAGGCGGTATCGCTGAAGTTCAGTACCGATTCTGGATTGATGGAGCAGGCCGCCTGAACTACGGACCAAAGGTTGCGGCGTCGACTTACGCCACGGCTCCTGCCGAGATTGTCACTGACCCTGCAAGCATCCAGACTGGTAGCACCACGACACCTACGCGCCTGTTCGCTCGTGACCTTCAGGTCAACCTTGATCACGACAGCATCGTCAAGGGGATCTTTGTCATGGCGGACTCGGCCTATGCGCGCTACGACAACAACCAGACATGGCCCACCGCGCCTACCAACGACCCATACTTCCGCACCTACAACGGCACCTACAGCCGCAACGGCGCTGGTCTCGCAAGCCGCAATGGTCCTCTGCCACACGAAGTGTTCAGCGCGCCAAAGATCGTCGCCAAGTCGGATCGTGGTGTGATCATCGGCGCTCTGGCTCGCGGTACAATGACCACACGCGCACAACCGCGCCGCACGGTCTCGTTCACGGTTGCCGGTGGGAATGTAAGTCAGACCTCAAACCCAGACTGGGAGTACGGCTACACGCAGGGCTACCCAGCCGCAGCTGCAACGCCGTATACGCTCGTCAAGGCGTGGCTGCCTGGGCAGTATGTAAAGATCAATGCGCCATCGCTGGACTTGCCAAACACCGTCCTATACATTCCTCAAGTCACGATGCGCTTCGCTGAAGGTGGCGGCACCTATCAGGTGCAGTACGAGATCGAGGCGGACTTCCGTCGGCAATACATCAAGGGGCTACGCGGCCTCATTCAAGGAGAGTAAGCGTGGGTAAGTACGGCACAAACCTAGAAGGCTTTGGAGCGTTTGAGGGCGGCGTAAACGCAGACAAGGGCGCACCGCTCGTCAGCACATCGAGCGACGGCGAGACTTCGCTGCTCTTTGGTCCAGCTGCCCTCCGAGAGATTCAGGCTGGTGTGGCTAACGGCGACTTCGCCATTCCGCCAGATGCAGCTGGCGACACGATCACGGAAGAGAACCCACTGCCCTACTGGACGTTCACGGACGTCAACAGCGCAGGGGCGATCACCTGCGCGGTAGTTGCGGACTCATCCGCTGGATCTGGCAATGTCCTGCGCTGGACGATTGCCAACAATACGACCACTGGTAAGAGCGCGCAGATCAGTCGATATATTCCAATCGCAACGAGCCGAGATCGCGCTCTAACCATCGTGCCAGACGCATATATCACTGAAGCACTTGGAACAAACGCAGTGTTTAGGCTCACCTACTCCTATGTCAAGCAGGACTTGACCACAACTGGCACTGGCGCAACTGTCACTAGATCAGGAATTGGATCGATTTTGGTACCTGGAGCAGTTACGAATACAGCCCCATCCGACGCTGCGTATGTGTATCTAGTGCTTGCGGCAGAAACTACTGGAACAACTGCTGCGCTGACTGGCGACATTGCCGAAGTAAAGTTGCGCTCGTTCTTTTCAACTTTTTATATTACTGACAGCACCACCCCATCAACCTATGCGGCTGCTATTCTTGAGCAGACTGCCGGTGAACTAAAGATCAGTGCTAACAATGCCTCCGGCAATGTCACTGTTTTTAGTCCAGAATTCAGCACCAGTACTGATGCAGTAATTGGCGGAGACTTTTATGTCTCAGCAGGAAATGCATCGATCTCTGGCGACCTTACAGTCGACGGCGCTAACTCCGAGTGGATCTCGCGCATCACTGCAACGGCAGCGCAATCGCTGACCAACAACACCGTCACCAAGATCACCTTCAACACCGCAAGCGCCACTCCAGACATTGACTCGTATGATCCCAACGGCTGGTTCAATAACGCCAACGACCGCATCGTGATTGGGCAGGATGGCTTCTACAACATCACTGCGAATGTCGGCTTCGCAGCAAATGCAACTAGCAGGCGGCTCGTATTGATCTATGTCAATGGCGTACAGCGAGAAGGTGTGCAGGTGCCAGCGTCACCTGCTGGAACAACACTACTCAGCATCTCAACCAATGTCTATCTTGTGGCAACAGACTATGTTGAAGTTTACGCTTTGCAGCAATCAGGTGGCGCACTCAACACCGTAATCTCGGCAGGCGTGACGCCTTTTCTTAGCGTCGGAAGGATTGGTGCGTAATGGACGCTGAACTTCAGGCTCTTGATGCTGCGCTTCTAGCTGCTCAGGCGCAGGGCCTTCAAGTGACTCTGGTTGATCAGGTTGACGGCGTGTGGACTGCTGGCGCGTCAGACAGTATCTGGAGCGACCCTATCGCCACTGGCACTGGCGCAACTCGAACTGACGCGCTGGTGGCGCTGACCGCCGCGCTGGAGTCACGATGACCCCACGCCAGATTGACCAACTGATCGAGCGGCTGGACTCTCACTCAGCCAAGCTGGATCAGGTGCGCTCGGATGTGGATAAACTCAAAGGAGGACTGATCGTCATTGGTGCGCTGCTGTTCAGCGTTCTGGTGCCGCTCATTGCATCGCTGCTCTCTAAGTGAAGCGGCTCGCGTTCCCACTCCTAGGCTTGGTGCTGACCTGCTCTATGGTCGCGCCGATCTTTGCCGTCAGTGTCTGGACATTCAACACCACCGGCGGAGGCTCGGTTGCCGATGTTGAAGGCGGCTGGACGCTGACTGGTCCGAACGATGGTGGTGGCGGCAATACCGCGACCTACACGGCCATCGCAGAGGAAGCGACCATCTACTCAGCGCTGTGGCTGTACCAGACCACCGACGGCGCGCACTTTGACCGACCCTTCTTTCTCCTCAATGGCGTGCAGACTTGGCTCGCGCCCTTTGACGGCACGCAGTTCCTGCAAGGCAGCATTCAGATCGAGCTGCAAGCAGGCGATGTCTATGGCTGGGGAATGTTCGCCACCGACTCGTGCTGTGGCGCTGGGGTGCTGACCGTGACTGATCCGGCATATGTCGCACCATCGCCCACACCGAGCCAAGAGCCGTCAGTTGAGCCGAGTGTGGAACCGTCACCAGAGCCATCGCCTGAGCCGTCACCATCTCCTGAGCCAAGCATTGAGCCGTCGCCGTCTGTTGAGCCGTCGCCGTCTCCTAGCGTGGAGGTCTCGTATGAGCCATCACCAACGCCGATCCCATCACCGACTCCCACACCCAAGCCGTCGCCCACGGTTGACCCTACGCCAGAACCTAGTGCGAGTGAGTCCGCTACTCCTGATCCCACTCCTGTACCTACTGACTCACCATCCGTAGCGCCGAGCGTGGAGCCAACACCTGAACCGACACCGTCACCAGATAACATTGCAGAGCAAACGGTTGCGGCAGTTGGTGAGGCTGTTGCTGCTGTCGCTGAGACCGTCACGCAGGCGATTGAAGCGATTACCAACCTAGGCAAGGATCTCTCACCTGCCGAGAAAGAGAAGGCTGCGCCGGTGGCTGTCGCTATCGTGATCAGCCAGGTGGCAAGTGCTGCCGTAGCTGCTGCATCAAGCGCTGCTGCTGCGGCGAGAAAGGTGACCAAGTGATCAAGCGCATCATCGTTGATCTCGTCGGTGGAGCCTGGACGATCCTAGGCTTGCTCTTCGCTGTGGTCGTTCTGCCAGAGGGCGACACGCAGTCCACGATGGCCGCACTCTTCGGCGGTCTCACATTGATCTGGCTGCTGACTGGACCACTTCGGTGGATGGAGGAGTAATGAGCGCAGCAGACCACATCGAGCAGATCCACGAGCAAGGCTGGACGCGGATCAATACCGCGCCAGGTGAGTGGGTGGCACTTGTCCTGAACACCGATAACAGCGCCTTCGGCGGCACGCTCTGGAAGCAGGGCGAAGATGGCAACGACTACTCAGAGGGCTGCACTGAGGGATTCCCTGTCAGTGCCGCGCTGGACTTTGACGCAGCCGGTCGAGCAGTTGCCGTGATAATCAAGAAGGAGAACGCCGCGTGAAGTACAAGGTCAAGTCGCAGCTCTACAGCGATGCAGAGGCGCAACTCAAGGGAGCGAAGCAGATCCTAGATGACTGCACCTGGTCATCCTGTGCCGCCGCCGTCTCGTGGGCTTCTGGCTACACGGTCGACTACAGCGCCACTCAGGGCGTGGAAGCAATGAAGAAGGTCACTGGCCGCAAGGATGTGCAGGGCAAGTCCGATAACGGCGGCTCTCTCGCTGAGGCTGCCAAGGTCATCGCGCACCTAGGTGGCAAGGCTCGCTACGCCAAGTCGTGGGAGGACGCAGTCGCAGCCGCCAAGGGTGGCGCTGCGCTCATGGTCTGGGTACAGCAGGCGGTGGACTACCCAGCAGGCGTGAAGATCTCGGCGTGGCATGACCGCTGGCACAAGTGGTGGAGCAAGCACGCGCCAGAGAAAATCAAAAATGGCTACGGACATATGTGCAGCAGTGGCTACGACGATGTTGACGGCTGGCAGTTCTGCTGCCCAACTCGTGACGAGAAGGTCGCCGCTGAGAAGTACGGCGTGCCGGTCACAGAGGCGCAGCTGCGCCAGATCGCCAACAGCAAGGTCAAGGCGAAGAAGGTCAAGGCCGACTACAAGTGCCTGCTCATCGTCACTCACCCAGGCAAGAAGGCAGCCGCCCCTGCGCCAGCAGCCGCGCCAGTTGCGGTAGCGCCAGTCGTGCCTACGGCACCTACGCCAGCACCTGCTCCTAAAATCGCCGTAGAGGCACCTAGGAGCCACGCAGAGCCACGAAAGGTGGCGGAGGGTACTAAGACACCTGACGCTGTACAGGCGCAGTTGGATCAGATCGGCAAGGCTGACTGGGGCGCGATCGCCGCAGACGGTCTCGCCGTCATCAATGCAGCAGCCGCTGCGACTAGAAAGGAAA